GCCAATTGCGGTTCTTCCCAGACATTGTCGAAGAAGTCGTGCCAGTATTCGTTTGGGTCCTCGACGTACACTCTCTTCTCACAAAGCCAATCCATGATGTCGAACACAGCATGCATCACCGTCGGGCTCAGCATCTTGTCGAAACCAGAGAAGTCTCCAGCGATGTAGTGTGATCCGTGATCGTCTTCGTCGATTGCCAGCCAGTGCGTGAGCACCTCCCAGTGCCGATCATTGCAGGGGTTGATTCCCACTTTGATGGAACTCTGCCGGTGGTGTGCGATGATGTCTCGCACCACGTGTCCATACATCATCTTCGCCAAGATGTTCATGTGCACACTGCCGACTTGGAAGAGTCGCGGGTCTTTGCCGGGGGGTCTTGTCTCGTCCTTGAGTGTGTCGATGAAGGGGTAGTGACGAGGGTCGAACGTGTCGTCCTGAATCGCTTCCATGAGGTTGTTGAGCTCAATCAACATCGCCGGATGGAATGTGCTCATTGGGGTTGCCCCCAGGAGCTCCTTCTTCGTCTTCGGTCCTCGTTGGTAGCCGATGCATCGAAAGGGGTAGCCTGCTGACGTCTTCATCTCAAGTCCAGTGAGGTAGGGGTCCGTCTGGCTCCCCCAAATCGCTGTCCTTGTCCGGATCTTGTAGTGCGTGTTGCCAAGCACTCCAATCAATTCCTTCTTCACGCTTTCGATTGCTACGCACCACGCTTCGTCACCGACGTCGATCTTACACTGTCTTGCCATCTTTGCAGCTGGCTTGATGTAGAACTCGTCTCGGTTGCGGCTGCCGCCAATCATTCGCGGAGGGTATTCGGCCGGGTTAGGGTCGAGTCCCGTAGGAATCAGCTGGGTTGCTGCGTTTCGGTACACTCCTTCGCCGTTGGGTATGACGAACGGTTGGCTCTCCGGCCAAATCGCTCGCCACTTCTCAGCGTTTGACTCGCTGATCGAGCTCACTGAACCGCCCGAAGCCAGAGCTCCAGCCTTACCGTCCACGGGCACCAATTCTGCTGTTCTATAGTCGTATGCAGGTGCCGTCTTCAGTTCTTGCTGGGTCATGGTCGCGAATGAACAGTAATCAACAATCGGATTGTTGGTCGTGTTCGAGCTCAGGGAGAGAAATCCGAGGATGAGCATCCCTCGTGCTGTGTCTGCCAGAAGAGGACTTCCACTCGCTCCGATCCACACTTTCGTGTAGCCATGGAGATAGTACGTAGAGAGCATAGACAAACGCGACACACTTGACGTGTGTGCTTTGAATTCGCTCGTCGAAGGGACAACTTTGTCGCCCATTCGCCGTACTGTCGCGGAGTAGAATGTCTTTCCTCGGACAATCATTCGCATGAGTTCTTCCTCAGAGACAAAGTTCGATGTCAGATCGGGCCAAGCATTGCCAGAAAAACGCAGGATTAGTACGTCGTTCCGATCAGATGCTCGCATTCCGTCCATCTGGACATCGATTTCGCCTCGTGTCGTCAGAGCCGTGATTTTCGTGAGGTTGCCACACTTCCCGATAACCCGGTTCATTGAGTGCCGTGCCGTTATGATCTCATTACCTGAAATCAAACCCATTGCGTACCCATAGTCCTCGTACGTTAGTCCATCCATGACGAACTCGAACAAGAACGTCAGTTGACAAACACCTAGCTCGGCGTTTGAGAACAACTGCAGGTTCTTTTCTGAGATCGAGACTCCTCCGGCAGACATATGGTGCTGTCCGTAGCTTTTGGGGTCTCGAGCATCAGGTCGTCCCCGACTTTGGGTTGTCGGGCCTTCTCGTCGCGCGCCGTGGTTCTTCGATGAAGCTGAAGCAAACTGCATTTCTGCAATCGCTCCTTCAGTCATCGTGTCCACACGGTTTTGCCGCCAGGCTGCGAAGTCCAGAAGCCACTGGTCAATTTCAGCTCGGGAACGAGTGCA